CCGCCTCTGTGGCGGCGGTTAAGGCTAAAAAGCACGCCCAGGTTCGGTCGGCGTGACCGTTGCTGTCGCTTTCTGCGGTAAACCGCGGCTGGCCGTTGCTGCCGGTTATTTTTTTGAGTTTGTGTAAATCTTCTCGCAAATCTGCGTCACCTTGCGGGATGCGAATTTTGCGGTCTTCAAATGCCGTTTTACCGATAGTGGCCATTTTTAATTTTGTGGAAACGTTGAAAAGCACACCTTGAATTCGCTTGCCGTGCTCATACTGCGCGTCCTCGACCATTTTTTCACCCATACCCGTTTGGTCGAGATTACCGCCAACTACGTGATACTGGCGCATGATCCGGTTCAATTCTTCTTGTTGTTGGCGTAATTGCACGCGTTTTAATGTCACAATCTCTCGCGTCCAATAAACATCGCCTACTAATTCAACCACCCAAATCACCGTTAAGTCATTGCGCACTGCAATATCCATTCCCACAAAACAAGCGCCGCCTTGATAAAGCTCGGGCTTGCCAGCGTCCGGATGTTCTACGCCGTCAATTAAGTCATAGGATAGCCACGCACTTGCTTCATCTAGCCATTTCAGCTCGAATTCTTGCGCCCAAGCGTCTTCATCATTTAAACCTCGGCGAAGCTGTTCAACATCACGCGGCAATCCATCGGCAACCGCCTGGTAAATATCAACTGTGTGGCGAGACCATTCAGTGTTATTAACATCGGTCATTAATTCGTAAAACTTATTCCCCTTGCCGTTTGGGGTTGATACCACACGCAATTTCCATCCGGCAGAGATTACCGGGAATAATGCTTTCCAAATCTCGCGGCTATCTGCATGGAAGGCAAACTCATCTAGGAATACATTCGCTGAGAAGCCACGGGCGGTATCAGGATTAGCGGGAAGCGCGGTAATTTTTGAGCCACCTGGAAAAACAACTTCGAGCGCGTTGATTGTTGAATTAAACGGCACTTCCAATACTTCACAAACCATGCCTAACGCTTCAAGGTGGCGTTTTACCCCCTCATTCATCGCTTCTTTTGCCTGGCGTTCCCCGCGCGACAGAATAACCCAGCGCGTGCGTTCACCCTTGGCTTCTGCCGCTAAACAATCCATCACAATTTCAAAGGTAGTCGTAAATGTTTTACCCGTCTGACGAGCAAACATAGCCACCTTGAACCGGCTTTTATCATTTAGCCAGTTTTTTTGATAGTTATAGAGAACGGTTTTATTCGATGCCATAAACTGCTTTTACCATTTTTTGCACATCTTCAAGACTCACGCCTTGTTCTTTCCCCACTTCTTCCACAGCTTCTGCAGCACGCTTAATGGTTTCCTGGCGTATTGCTTGCTCACGTTTAAAACTTAAACTCTCAGCCTGTTCTAAGCGTTGAATAGCGGACGATAATAATGCAAGGTCTTTGGGTTCAGCCTTGCCGCTTTCGCTCATACCAATGGATGTTTCAAACGCTAAATTCTTCACAATTTCCATCAACAGTTTGCCGATGTCGCTCTGCGGGGCTTCACCAAATTGTTTCGTCCAAATTTCGGCAACTTCACGTGCATTTCGAATTTTGCTTGCCATTTGTTCCATACGGCTGGCGTAACGGTTAAGACCTGTTCGGCTTAATTGATAGCTGTCATCTAACCCGCAATCACGGATCAGGTCATTAATCTCTTCAAGGATTTGCGCTTGGGAAAGGTGCTTATCGCGCAACATCATCGCCAGTTGGGTTTTGATATTCGGCGGCAATAAATCGACTTTACTGGCGCGTCCGCGTGTGGTTTTATCCGTCATTTAAACCTCCTTTAAATGCGGTTTAAACTTTGGGTAAAGGTTTTTTCACACCTTCCACAACAGCTTCGCCGTTCGCCACATCTAAGCCGCGTTGCGTAATTTTCGCAATCATAAAGCCGTTACTAAGGCGTTCGATTTGCACCAAGCCTTGTTCTTCCAGCCAGTTCAAATGATTACGAACTAAATCACGGCTGATGTTGTGACCATACAACGCCAAGCAATCGTCAAGAATAGATTCATTGGCATCATACCCGGCATCCACAAGGGAGCGCAGAATTACTAAACGTTGGTCTTTAATAAAAATATCTCTCATCGTTACCCCTTAACGCGCTCTTCAATGAGCAATGCGACTTGATGGCTTAGCGTGGAAAGGCGTGCATTGGTGGTGTTGGTATCGCCCTTGATTTCGGTCATTAAAATACGCAATGTGGCCAAATCTTCTTTTGTCGGCAAGTGTTCGAGCGTGTCTTCCACTTTGGTTAAGCGTTGTTCCACTTCATCAATATTCTTGCGGATTTCGTCAATCTCACTGCGTTTTGGGTATTTGCTGTCCATAGATAACTTCATGCCAGCCCATACCGACCCCATCACCGTGGCAACTAAGCCCCAGTGTTTTTGGATAAATTCCAGTAAATCCATCATTTTCCCTCGATCCTTTCAGCTTTATATTTTTTCTTAATCCACCGCACATGGCATTTTGTGCAACGTTTACAATCTTCCACAAAACGGCGCTTTTCAGGGATTTTCCCGCCGCAATCAATGCACCATTTCACCCGCATCTCAGCACGTTTTTCTTGATAAGCGACTATGCGTTGTAATGCTTGTATTAGCTCTTCAGGCGTGGCTTCTTCCAATTTACTTTTCACTTTTAGCCCCGCCAATCGCAACCACGATTGCCCAATGGCGTTGGATAAACTCCAGTGTTTCTAGCATTATTTAACTTCCTTTTTTTGGCAGATTTTTTCATAAGTCAAATTATGATTAAGCACCTGCCGCTTAGTTTCTTCGGTGTCTTTACGGCTTGGATAAATCAGGCCGAACGCTGAACAACCGCTAGTCTTCACGGAAATAACCTTTTGACTGCAGCTGCTCATCAACAGACTTGCTAGACAAAGTGCGGTTAGTTTCAGTAATGTTTTTTGCAGTGTTTGCATTTTCTAACTCCTGGGCGACAGCGGCCGCTTCACGTTTTACGAATTCGATCTCTTCTTGTTGCTTGCGAATTTTTGCCGCTTGCACGCGGCCATGGATAAAAACGCCAGCCAAAACGGCGAAAGCCGCCCCTACAATATAAAGATTAATCATTGTTGCCCCCTTGGCTATTTCTGCTTTGCATCGCATTGGCGAAGCCTTTCGTTGCTGCGCCACCGCCGCAAAAAATAGCAAATGTCGTAAACAATTCGCCAACATAACTACGATCCAACCAGACGGTATAAACCAGCACGCCAGCCATTAAGAGTGCGCCGAAAAACTGGATGAACGCAGTCGTTGATAATCGTCCATCATTGTTGGTGATCAGCTCTTTCATTCTCATTTTCTTTTCCCTTTTTGAAATAAACTTTTGGCGATGAAACATACCTCCATCATGGTCTCCAACGTGCATAAAAAACGGTGGCAGCGGTCATGCCTTTATTTACAACTCGGTTGCGTTGTGCGTTATTGCTTGATTTCCAGCCGCGTGAAAATAATTTTTTAGACTTTGCTGAATGGGTTGATGCGCTCATTTACCACCCCTTATATAAGTGTTCAGTGTTGATAATTTGCTCGGAATCAAGCCATGTCCAAACATCAAAACAAGGGCAGTCTTTAATCCACTCATTCGGGGTGATTGAGCCGTCACCGTTGATGTCAGGGCTTAAATCACGATGTCCACAAATGCGGGCGCTGGGGTGTTCGCTCTCTAATTTTTGCAATAATTTGTGCAACGCGAGCCATTGTTTTTCGGTGTATTCACCATGGTTTTTGCCGGCTGGAGTAATACCGCCAACAAGGCAAATGCCTAGCGAGTGTTGATTATGACCTTTCACATGCGCGCCAACTTCGCCAACCATTCGGCCTGTTTCAACCGTGCCATCGGTGTCAATTACAAAGTGATAGCCAATGTTAGGCAGGTGCGGATTGAATTTTTTGGCTAAAATTGGGTCGCGTTTAAAGCCGCGTTGTGAGTGCCAGTCATTAATACGTTGAGCGGCGGTTTGATTAACTGTTCTGAGTTGCTTGCCGTTACGAGTGGCGGAGCAATGGATCACAATTTTTGTGATAGGTAAGGATAAAGACATAAAAAGACTCCTTCTAAGTGAACTTAAAAGGAGTTTAAAACGGATGGGGTTTTATTGATTTTAAATTGATTTAAAGAAGTTATTGCTAAAAGAATTCGTATATAACATAACAAACCAAAAATAGAATAAATACCTTAAGGATATATCCCCGCAGTTTAACTTTCTTTGCGTTTTTAGATTGTTCTATAACCAAATCTGCTGCCTCATAAGCATTGGGATATAGCTTATCCAACTCTTCACACTCTCGCCTAAACTCCGCTAATTCTAGTTTTCTCAACTTATCAAGCTCTAGCGCTAAAACCTTGCTTTCCTCGAAATATGAGGAGGCAATAGATTTAAATTGAATAGATAGATTATTCAATCCTTCTCTCTTATAAATTAATCTAGCCTTATCAAACAGATGGTTTAGGTACAATGCTTTAAGATATTTTTTGTATAATTCTTTATTCTTTCCTATTGATTCTGCGCACTTTTCAATATGGCTATCAACATTATCAAATAGTTCTTGAAGTTCATACTTAGATTCTTCAAATAGCCCTGCCTGTTGAAGAAAAATTGGCAATCTGGTCATTTGTTGCAGAAGAGGAGCGCTACCTTTCGTATATAAAAATGGTTTTGCCTTAAACAAACATGCAAGACATAATGCCCAATTATCACCCTTATAAGATGTAGCCAATTTTTGAAGTTCATCATAATCATTGATTTTTATTTGTTTTATCTCCGAGCTATCTGGTTTATATGATTTTGAACTTTCAAAAAATATATGACTCATAATATCCTCCGTTTAATATCGGAGATATTATACAAAAAAACGCCCTTTCGGACGTTTTTTCTCACTTTTAGCGGCTACGCATTGCCGAACATATCAAATTGGCGTCTTGCGATTTCTTCTTTTGTGATTTTTTTCACTATCTGATAAATCCACTGCATTGATACGTTGTATTTTCTTGCGAGTTCACGGTGATTTGTGCCGTTGAATTCGTTGAAAATCTTCCGGTCGCGTTCGTTTAGTAATAAGACAAGATTACGAGGGATATAAATCACCTCACCGCCCCAGCATTGCGCGATATGGTTTGCCACTTCAATGCTGATTTGCTGGGCGAGTTTTGGCTCAATATCAGCGATTTTTTCTTTGATTTTTACTTCTGTGTGTTTTGCTAAATCCGCCAAAATTTCAGGCGCTTTCTCATTAAACGTTTCAATTTGTTCATTGTTTGCATTCAACATAGCCACCTCTACTGTTTGGACGATCACTATTGTTCAAAATTATAGCGATTTTGAACCGCTTTGTGCGGACTATTTTTAAAGCAAATATTTAACTTTCAAATAATT